TTACTTCAATGCATAGTCCAGCGTTAGTTTCTTCCCCTTTCCTTTTTCTCGATATATTACAATTCTTTCGAAAATGCTAAAGAGCAGTTCTTTTTTTGTGAAATCGTCTGCTTGTTCGAATTGTTGTTTAAAATCGGTCATCTTGCTTAATCGGTTGTACTTCTCCTCGAGCGATTCATTATCTTCCAATTCAAATTCGCTCAATATATCATAAATTTCTCTTTCCCTATCATTTAATTCGTTAATCTTTGCGAACAGCTCCTCTTTTGGTATCGGGTTCTCATCGTCCATATATAAATCATACCATTTTTCCTTTTGGCGTTTTATCTTTTCCAGCTCTTTGGTCAAAGCAGAAACGTCAATGGCTTTTGGTTCCGCGAACTGGTGAGAAAACTTCGACATGAAATATTCTTTCGACGTAATGAGGTGTTGAACCTCAGCGATCAGCGACGCGGTAATGTTTTTCTCGTTTGTAATCCGATTGCACTTGAGACAGCGATAGTATGTCTTTTGTTCGCGCTTATCGAAAAAACCTTGCATTTTATTCTCATTGCAATTGCCGCAATATAAGAGACCAGTAAAAATGAATTTCCCGACTCTTTTTCTGTCTACGCTTCTGTTCTCTTTTTCTTTTTGCACTTTTTTAAATAGCGTTTCGCTAATAATCGGCGGATGATTGTTTGGCACGACTTTATTTCCCCATCTGTATGTGCCGATGTAGATGTCATTCGTTAAAATATCGCGTATTGAATTGTGGTTCCACTCTTTCGCAATTCGAGGCTTAACCCCTAATTCGTTCAGCCGATCCGCGATGCTTCGGTAGCCGTATCCATCGCAATATAGTCGATAAATCATCCGAACGACTTCTGCCTCTTCTTCGATAATGGTGCAATGAAAGTCTTTATCAAACTTATACCCATAAGGCGAATGTCCGCCAGGCTTCTTCCCTTCGTCAATCATTTGCTCGATGCCGAATCTCACGCGTTCTGCAAGGTTTTCACGCTCCCATTGTGCGAGCGCAGCAACAAGTGTAATAAATAGCCTTCCCATCGCTGTGGATGTGTCATATACCTCCGTTGCCGAACGAAACGCGACATTGTACTTTTCAAACGTCTGGAGCAACAAATACAAATCCAACACCGACCGTGTCAAACGGTCTAATCGATACACCAACACAATGTCGATATTGCCTTTCTTAATATCTTTCAGCAATTGCTTCATTTGCGGTCGCTCTAAATCCTTTGCTGACCATCCTTCTTCGATGTACTCCTGCACAATCTCCCAGCCTTGACTTGCGCAAAACGCCCGCAGCCGTTCCCGTTGTGCTGGGATGGAAAAGCCCTCTTTCGCTTGCTCATCCGTACTTACCCTTGCATAAATGGCGACTTTCATTTCGGTGCCTCCTTTACAAAAACAGGCGGGAGCAACCCGCCTTACTAATTAAATTTCTAGCGCTAGAAATTTAACACTACTTTTTTTAACTTCCCAATAATCCGCACATTTTTCATATCATTTCTTTGTAAAACAATTGGCTGATATTTCGGATTTTCGCTTTGCAAAATAATCGTGCCGTTTGTTTTATATACTCGTTTTAAGACAATTTCATCGTCGATTAAAACAGCAGCAATTTCGCCGTTATCTACGTCATCTTGCCTACGAATCAGCAGCAAATCACCGTCCATGATTCGAGCATTAATCATACTGTCGCCTTTGGCGCGCACAAAAAAGTACTCGCCGCCATTCAACCAACTCGACGGCACTTCTTCATATCCCTCAATCTCTTGGTATGCCAGAATCCCATCTCCGCAACTGACTGCCCCGACGATCGGGAGTTTGGTGAAGGATAAAACTACTTCTTTTAATGCATTGTCCTTTTTAGGAGGAAAAAAATCATCAATACTAACATTAAAAATCTCTGACAATCTAAAAAGTATATCTTGATTAGCTTTCCTTTCACCTGTTTCATATCTACTTACAGTTTGCTTGGTTGTACCTAATAAGTCAGCCAGCTCTTCTTGGCTCATACTGCGCTTTAAACGGAATTCTTTTATCTTTTCTCCCACGTATTTTTGTAAACTCACTATTTTCCACCTCCCTTCTGATAATCTAATAGAATATTAGCACAAAAGTAACCGTTTCGGAACAAAAATATAAAAAAAATAACAAAAAACTCTTTACAAGTAACCAAAACGGTGATAGTATAACAATCAGAAGGAGGTGAAAAGATGCAAGAGAAACTAATTATCCTTCGTAAAAAGAGAGGAGTAACACAGAAACAACTTGCTGAATATCTAGGAATCACTGAAAAAACATATGGCTTAAAGGAACGAGGGGAGTTTCAGTTTACTTTAGAAGAAATGTTTAAATTACGAGATTTCTTTGGAAAGAAAATAGAAGATATTTTTTTACCTCGTAGTAACCAAAATGGTGACAAAACCGCATAAAGGAGGACAGAAATGAATCAAGCTGTTAGCGCCTCACTAAAAAAGAAGCTTGTCGATCAGTTTGTTGAACATTTGGGTTGGACCGTTGATGAAGCAGAAAACTTCATCGAACGGTCTGACAGAAGGGAATTAGCTTTTGTGATTGCGATGTTACAGCTACAAATCAAATATCAATGCCGTGTTCTTTGAGCTTTTTCGCAAGCTCTTCGTGATAAAGTTTCAAAGCTTCAATTGTAATGTGCAAACTAAATCCTTGCATTAATTTTACTGTTTTTGCTTCTTGTGCAAGCTCAAAATTATCGCGTTCGAGCTTTTGGTTTATGTGTTCTTTGTTAGCGATGACGTCAGCCATTTTAGAATTGGTTGTTATCAACGCTTGAAGTGAGATGTTATCGAAATCCAATCTTTCTCCCTCCTTTCTGCATTATCATTTCGCTAAAAAGGGAGAAAAACCTTCAATGAAACAAAGGAGGACGGAAATGAATCAGTTAGTTTTTATCGAAAGCAATCGGGTTGTCACAGACAGTTTGACGGTAGCTGAGGTTTTTGGAAAGGAACACAAACATGTGATACGTGATATTGAGGTGCAAATTCAAAAATTAGTTGAGGCTGGTGAAGGAGAATGGGGGGTGTCCAACTTTGGGCAGACCCACTACCAGCACCCACAAAACAAGCAGTGGTACAAAAAATACCTTCTCACTGAAGAAGCATTTACGTTGGTAGCGATGTCGTACACGACACCAGAAGCGATGAAGATGAAGGTGCGATTCATCGAGGAGTTTAAGCGCATGCGGGCGGAGCTGGAGAAACAGAAACAGCCGTTCAAGTTGCCGACGACGTACAAAGAGGCATTATTGCAATTAGTCGAGCAGGTGGAACGAAACGAACAGCTGCAACTGCAAAACGCCCAAAAAGACCAAATCATCAAAGAGTTACAGCCCAAAGCGACCTATTACGACTTGGTGTTACAAAATAAATCGCTCATTTCCATTAGCAAGATCGCGAAAGACTACGGCATGAGCGCGGTGAAAATGAACCAACTGTTGCATCAGCTTGGCATTCAGTATAAACAAGGCGATTGCTGGTTGCTTTACTCCAAGTATCAAGACAAAGGATACACGCAAAGCAAAACACACGCGATTGATTCAGAAACAAGCAAGATGCACACGTATTGGACGCAAAAAGGGAGACTGTTCATTTACGAAATGTTGAAAAACAAACTCGGTATTCTTCCTCTCATTGAGAGGGACGAACAAACTGCGTGAAAGGGGGTGAGGAAGAGTGACAATGGAACAGCTTGAGCAAGTACTTTGTTCAATCAAGCACGCTAAACAAGAATTACAAATTGCGTTGGGTAGAGACCGTTACGAAAAAGTCGTAGAGGAAATCAAAGAAGTGTTATTGCGTAACGATCTCAATAAATATCAAGCGTATGAGTTGTTTAATCATCTAAGCGATATTTATCGATTGGAACGTATACATGTTTGAAATCGACTTGGAACAAGTCGTGAGATCCGTCGCTGTGACGACTTCTAAGCTCTTTGTTTAATTCGTTTACTGTACCTAACGAATGTTTAAGCATTTCTGTGAATTTTTCATTAAAACTAGCAATGCAAAAAGGACAACGGATAGGCAAGTTCTTTTCCCAGTTGTTCCAGTAAACAGGGAAAGAATTTTCACAATTGTAGCATTTTACTTCGGCAAAAGTTATCAACTTATTCACCCCCTTTCCAGTGTCAACATTCGACAAATGGAAGGAGAATCCTGCAAAAGGAGGTGAGGGGAAATGAACCTCGAACAACGGTTAGCCGAATTGGAGCAACGCGTTGCGGAGTTAGAAAAGAAAGCCGCCGATAAGGCGACGGCTCCAAAGTCAGTGTCTATTCAACCACATGTACGTATTGCTCCTTCGGCTGATCTCCAAAAGATATGCCGAGAATTGCATCACCGTATAAAAGAAAGTAACCGAGTTTGTACGGAGTACTAGGACTAGCATAAGGTTTGACTGTTACATCTTTAAGCAATACGAAACTAGAATCGTTTGTCAATCTCTCGACACCTTTCTCTATATAGGATGAAAGTAGCGAGTTACGGGTTTTAAAAACGAGCTCATGAAGAAAATAAGTCGGATCAAATGCATCATTTTCTTCTGGTGGAATATACAGACTTCCTGATACTAAACCAAAGTTTGTAAAGAACCAAATCTCAGTATTCAGATCCACACTTATTTCTTCAGTCTTTCCGTTTCTTATATTTTCGACAACATTTACAAAAGTTTTAGCTGTTAACGCTTTTAAATCTATACGTTCTTTTAGCAAAATAGGAATTTCGTTATCTGGTTTTTTATCCATCGTTTTATCACCTCCTTCCCCTCGAGTTAATTCGACAAATGGAAGGAGAATCCTGCAAAAGTGGGAGGTGAGAAGGCGTGAAAGACATGATTAAACTCCCGAATGAAACGCTCACAAAAGCAAAAGAACTTTTGCAATTTGCATACGAAAAAGGATGGGACGAAGAAGACCTTTACGTGATCGCAAAGATCGTTCTCGCCCATTACGAAGAATGAGAGGGGGATACACGTGAATAACAAAAGAGAACAAGCATTCAACGAATTGGTAACATACATCTGCAAACAGTGTCAGGAACACGGTTTTACACTCAAGGAACTAGAGAAAATACCATCACTTGTCAAAAAGTTTTATTACGATAATGCAATTCCTTATAGAGATAAGAGGGATTAACCCCCTTATCCGATGTGGCACTCAAAACTGCAGTGCCAACAACCATCAAAGTTAGTTTTTCCGGTTTCTCGTTTCGCTCGCTCGATTGCAGATTTACAGTCGTTTTCGTACCCGATCATGATGCAATTGTTATGGTTAGGCAAATAAGAACAATCTTCACTGTGAACTTCGTGATTGCCATTTCGATCAACATTTTTGTTGTAGTAATAAAACTTAGCCATCTTTTATCACCTCCCTTCCTCTGCCATTATTCGACACGAAGGGAGGAAATTCCTACAAATTAACAGGAGGGAAATAAAATGTCGGAAATTCGTAATGTTGTACACGACGATTCGTTGCATACAACTCCTACAAAGGAGATGGTCAATGTGAAAAAACGAAAAAGAACGATGAAGCCGCCAGAGGTTGAGGTTCGGTGCGTGGGGGAACGGAAAGAGCCGTCAAAAGAAGCGTTAGATCGCTTTATCGAGATTTACGTAAGAATGGTCAAGGAAAACGAAAAGCGAAGAAAGCAAAAAGAGCAAGAAATGAAGGGAGATAACAATGAAAATATTTAAGGTGCCGACGGACGAATTGCCTATCGAATTACAAGAAATGTTGTCTGAAAAGCTAATTATATCGGCTCAACTCTTTGAATATGACACAACCGATCATGATGAATATGTTGTTAGCTTTATCGATTTGAAGAAAGACGAAATGGTTGAGCTGGTTTTTGAAAACGGAAAAGTGACACATGAAAAATCGATTCCTCTTCTACTCATCAAGAAAGCAATGGAACTACATCCAGTAGTGTTTGGAAAGGAGCTAAAGCAATGAACGTATTAGAAAACGATCGTCAGTTGGCAGAGAAGTTGGTCAATTTCGGTGCATTATGTTTGCTTCAGGCGCGGCTGGAATTCATACACGATCACTTTGATGAAGCGGAGAAATGGGCGAAGGAATTTCTTCGCTGCAAGCGAGATTTGGACGAGCTTATCAAACGGAAACAACGACATGATGAACTGGTGCGAATCGTTGAAACGATGAAGGAACGTGGGATTGATCTCGCGATTGTGATGAGAAGGGGGGGTGAACAATGAACGTACGTTTCTTCGCTACTCGCTTAATGAAAGTTTCAGAGGTTCGGAGAGTTTGTGAGGTGATGCGGAACAATCCGTTCCACATCATGGTTTTTGAGTATCGGCTCAAACAAAAGTTGCGTGAACTACAAAAACGGCCAGCGCCACAACGCTAGCCTAACACGCACACATGTCTATTATACAACATGACCATACGGCAGGTCTAGTGCCTGTCGTCATGGCTAGGGAACTATCGGGTTCTCCCCCGCCCGAGAAAGCATTCCTAGCTATGACGATGCGCACTGGCGCATCGGATACATACGAAAGGAGGTGAGGGGAATGACAAAGCAAAAAGAAGCTGCCATGGAAACGACAGCTTCCCTAGTGCATCGAAATGAGTTTTACATTGTAACCTTAAAACACCGAAATCTTACCTATTATCTAACAGATCCTAAAATGACCATTTCATTGGACAAAGGGAGTGCCATGCTTTTTGTTGATGAAGAATTAGCCATAGACTACGCATCAAAAGTGGAAAATGCTTATACAACAATCATGGGAGGTAAGGCTCTAGGATATGTAGAGTGTTATAAGTGTTTATTTGCGATTCAATAATTTGTTCTAACAGACTCATCTAACTTGCGATGAACAAGGGCTGATTCGATAGTCTTTCCCTTTGTAGTGAATGTTCACATAGTCCAATTGATACATGGTATGCTCATCTTTTTTATCGGGACTCCAAATCTCAGCGTTTTCTTACCACCAAACGGAAGGGCTGACCATCCGTGGTCCCATTAAGCATGTATCATCGGACGAGAGATCAACCCATTCGCCAAGAAGATTGGCATATATCTTCTTCAAGGTTACTCCCCCCCTTTCCAGTGTCAACATTCGACAAAAGGAGGGGAAATCCTGCAAAAGCAAATCGTCTGAAAGGGGGTGAGAAGAATGGAAGTAAAAGTAAAACTATCTTGCTTAAACGTGGAAGAAGCAAAACGGGTTGTCGAGAAACTGCTCGAAATTGAAAAAGAGCACAGCCCACGCTGCACTCTTATCGTGGAAATTGAAATCAGTTAACTCGGAGCAAAAGGAGGGGTGGTTAGTGAGAGTTAGCCCTTCATTACGAAAGAAGCTTGTCGATCAATTTGTTGAACGTCTAGGTTGGACCGTTGATGAAGCAGAAAACTTCATCGAACGGTCTGACAGAAGGGAATTAGCTTTTGTGATTGCAATGTTACAGCTTCAAATCATGGCGAGGAGGTGAGAAGGGATGAAAGAGATGCTTAAACTGCCGCATGAGGCATTAACCAAAGCGCAGGAATTTCTAAAATTCGCCTACGAAAAAGGATGGGACGAAGAAGATCTTTACGTGATCGCAAAGATTATTCTCGCCCATTACGAAGAATAAAATCTCTATTTACTGCCGTAAAACTCCTTTAAGGCTTGTCCTTTGTTCTCTGAAATAACTGTTTTGTTGTAATTTACTGCTTCATCAAATGCAGTGACGTATAACTTGAGCTTTTCTTTTGCAATGGTTTCATAGGAATCGCCATGTGAAACAGTTGAGCTAATAACGGCTAAAGCGAATTTTTCAGGATCAATGTTTTTTAACATGTTTTCACCTCCCTTCAATAAGCATTTCAACACAAAGGGAGCAAAAACCATCTTAAAAAGAGCACGTAAAAGGGGGAGAAGGTATGAAAGTATCCATTCAATTCAAAAATGCTGAAGAGTTCCAGCAGTTGTTTGAAAGAGCCGTCACTCTTTTGGAGCAACTACAGGAAACCCTTCAGCGGATCAATGAGTTTGAAATGGAATTTGAAGCATATACCAAGCCATTGAAAACCATCAATGTCACAACGGATGTAAAGATAAAGTTTCCAGAGCCATTAAGCAAAGAGCGTATTCAAGAACTAGCAAAACCATTCATTTCACGACATGAATAAAATCGCGAGGGTCGAATGGCTCGTTTGGGTTAAGGTTTGTTAATAAAACCGTAATAAACGCGCTTAGCCTAATGGATTCAGTGACACTAATGGAAACTAGCGCAGATATCAATTCATCATCTTTGAGTCCAAGTTGAATAAGGGCATCGTGATGGTTTCGAATACGATTGCTTATCTCGGGTTCAATAATCTCTTTGATTAAAGAGTCATCAAGAGTTTGGAATATTTCTTCGATTTTCTGTAGCTTTTCTTTCATGTTATCACCTCCCTTCCAAGTCACTATTCGACACGAAGGGAGGAAATTCCTACAAAAAGAGGTGAAAAGACGTGCATGACTTAGAACATCCAGCGATTACGAGAGTATTGCGGACAGGCTATCCATACCCGATTGACTCAGAACATTGGGGTGTAGATGCGTGCGGCGATGAAATTTTGTATGGCGATACGGTCTATGAGTTTCCAGACGGGGAAGTCGTTCTTGAAGAAAACATTTGGCAGTACCTTATTGAAAATCTGGGTGTAGTACGAAAAATCGCAGAATGAAAAACGCCTCGATGGAGGCGAGGCGCTTTGAAAGGTGATTCACAGCTTAGAACAAGCTACCTACATAGTACAAGAATCACCTTCAAAAATCAAATGGAGGGATGAAAATGGCTGTTGTTTTTGCAAACACAAATGAAATGAGCCATGAGGAATGGCTGTCAGCGCGACGTAATGGGATCGGAGGCAGCGATGCTTCGATCATTCTCGGGTTGAACAAATACAAAACGCCATTTGAATTATGGCTCGAAAAAACTGGACAAGTAGATTTGCAATCTTCTACAAGTGATGCAGCTTATTTTGGAACGTTATTGGAAGATTTGGTGGCCAAAGAATTCGAGAAACGATCCGGAAAGAAGGTACGGAAACGGAACGTTATGTTTCAGCATCCGAATCACCATTTCCTTTTGGCTAACATTGACCGATTCATTGTTGGCGAGAAAGCCATCTTAGAGTGCAAAACAGCTTCCGCGTTCCTTGCAAAAGAATGGGAAGGCGATGACATTCCGGAGGCATATATCGTTCAAATGCAGCATTATCTTGGTGTTTTGGGACCGGAATACCAAAAGGGATATTTCGCAGTTCTCATAGGCGGTCAAAAGTTCATCTGGAAAGAAATCGAACGCGATGATGAGCTTATCGAAATGATTTTTGTGGCAGAAATTGATTTTTGGAAAAATCACGTTGAAAAGAATGTTCCTCCTGCATTAGATGGATCGTCGGCAGCTGAAGAATATCTGAAAAAACGGTATTACAAAGTTGAAACCGGAAAGATCGTCGATTTGAAATATGAGTACAAAAACAAGATTGAGGAGCTACTTTCATTGAAAGAGACAATTCGTGAATTGGACGAAAGGGCAAGATTACTAGAAAACGAGATAAAGAACGAACTCAAAGACGCAGAAATAGGATTTATCCAAAATTATCAGGTTAATTGGAAAGTAGTTGAGTCCAATCGAGTAGATACAAAAAAACTGAAATCCATGTTCCCGCAAGTTTATGAACAAGTAACCAAAAAAAATAGCTACCGAAGATTTGAAATTAAGGAGATCGGTTGAAATGGAAGTTTGGAAACCGGTTAAGGGATATGAAGGTGTGTATAGTGTTAGCAATCTCGGTCGAGTCAGAAGGGAAAGTACGGGATATATTTTGAAACCGTCTGTTGCTAAAAACGGATACTTAATTGTGGCTCTGTGGTATCGAAACAAAGGGAAAAGTTGTTATATTCATCGGATCTTAGCAGAAGCTTTTCTGCCTAATCCAGATCCAAAAGTATTTAGAACCATCAATCACAAAGATGGTAATAAATTGAACAATGATCTTTCGAATTTGGAATGGTGCTCCTATTCATATAACAATTTACATGCCTATAAAACAGGTCTAAAAACCGTTAGTGAAAAAATGATACAAACAATCAAGAAAACGGCGTCACAAAGAAATAAGAATAACAAATTTCGAGCGATACCGGTTGTTGCTTACGATGTCAACGGGAATTTTATTGGAGAGTTTGAGAGTATTACAAAAGCATCAAAAGAATTGAATATTAACGCTCACACTATTTGCCGTTTTCTTAAAGGAATGGTTAAAAAACCAAAGATGTACGTTTTTGAGTATCAAGGAGGTAATTTAGATGGCCACAACTCAATCTCTAAAGAATCAAATTGCCAAAAAACAAAACTCTAATATTCAACAAGGAGTCACACTTAAACAGTTGTTGAATAGCGAAAGTATGAAAAAACGTTTTGAGGAAGTGCTGGGGAAAAGAGCGCAACAGTTCGCGACATCAATTCTGAACTTATACAACAGTGAAAAAATGCTTCAAAAATGTGAGCCAATGTCCATTATTAGTTCTGCTATGGTGGCAGCAAGTCTTGATTTACCAGTAGATAAAAATCTTGGTTATATGTACATTGTCCCTTATGGAACTACAGCCACTCCGATCATGGGTTACAGAGGTTACATCCAACTTGCTTTGAGAACTGGTCAATATAAGCACATTAACGTCATTGAAGTTTACGAAGGTGAATTACAAAAGTGGGATAGGTTGACAGAAGAATTCGAAATGGATTCTAAACAAAAGAAATCGGACGTTGTAGTTGGTTACGCAGCCTATTTCGAATTGATTAACGGCTTCCGTAAAACTGTTTACTGGACAAGAGAACAAATCGAGGCGCATCGCAAAAAATACTCAAAATCTGATTTTGGATGGAAAAACGATTTTGATGCCATGGCCAAGAAAACAGTTCTAAAATCATTGCTTTCTAAATGGGGTATCCTCTCGATCGAAATGCAAAACGCATTCAATGAAGATGAAAAAGAAGTGGATACGAAGGAAGTGAAAGACATCACAAGCGAGGTTCAGGAAGCTGAATACATCGAAGCAGAAGCGTTTGAGGTGCCAATTGAAACGGAAACGCCTCAACAAGAGGAGATCGTCTTCGATGCTCAATGAACAGCCAACATATAAAATCCTCCTCCCACGCTGGATTTGGGAGGAGGCAAAAGATAACGTCCATTTCAAACAGCTTGTATTGCAGTATATGCGAAGATATCCAGAATATGCAGTAAAAAGCGTGAAAGACGGATTTGCGATTTGTGTCAGAAAAGGGTGACAGCATGGGAGTAATCAGAATACAGAAAAATAGCAATTACGTAGTCATGAGCAAGGTTGGATTGCACGACGATCGCTTGAGCTGGAAAGCAAAAGGGTTACTCGCCTACATGCTTTCTATGCCCGATAATTGGATTTTTTACAATGAAGAATTGATGAAACATTCCCCAGATGGAAGCTCAACGTTTAAGGCTGCAATGAACGAGTTGAAAGAATACGGATACGTCGTCAGACAGAAGGTTAAGGACGAGAAGGGGAAATTCATCGGCTGGGAAACGATTGTATATGAGCAACCAGTTGAAGATGAATGCCGAAAGATTGAAAACCGACCGTCGGAAAACCGACCGTCGGAAAACCGACCGTCGAAAATCGACCCCCTACTAAATAATAAAGAACTAAATAATAACTTACTAAGTAATAAAGAAAATAATGTAGTAGCAGTAGTAAGGAACGCCCATCAGTTCTATCAAGATAACTTTGGTGTAGAAAATCCCTTTATCGCCGAGTGCATAGATCAATGGATTGACGACATGGGAGAGGAACTTGTCATTGAAGCAATGAAACGAGCGCTGAAACAAAATAAACCATGGAACTACGCAGAAGGCATATTGAAAGATTGGGATAGACATAACTTACGTACGCTTGCAGATGTTGAGGCGTATGAAAAGGAGTTTCATAGAAAGCGAGAAGAGGTGAACAATCGTGAGGTTCACAAGCATCCAAGACGTGTTGGCCGACTTGCAAAAGAAGGCAGCAAGTCATATGAACAAGTCCTCCGAGAAGCCGAAGAGGCAAGAAGAGCATGGGGATGGCAGGGATGACTACGAGTGTACACAATGCAAAGATACGGAGTTAATTATCAAGCGTGACGAAAAAGGAAATGAGGTCGCTATTTTTTGCGAGTGTCGGGAACGGAAAGCGTGGAAACGTCGGTTCAAGCAAGCACTCATTCCAGATGAATTTGTGCATGCGAACTTTGAGAACTTCAAGAGAGCAACACTGTATCAGCAATCCATGTACGATATGACACTTGAATACATGAGCGAGTTCAAAAAGGACGGCAGAGAAAAAGTGATCGCGAAACACAATTTAGGCTTTATTGCGGTCTTTGGTGAACAGCGATTGCGAGAGCTTCCGCCTCATGAACGTGCACCGATGAAGCAAAAGCACAACAACTTCGGTGTCGGAAAGACGCATTTACAAATCGCGCTAGCCAAACGGCTTATTAAAGATGGGTTCAATGTGCTAGTGGTTTCAGATGTTGTATTCATGGACGAGCTCATTCAAGCCAAGATGATGAATGATGAGGGAGAAACGCTTAATATGCTCCTACATAGCGCGGTTCATGCAGACGTACTTGTGTGGGACGACATTGGCAAGGCGAAGTGGTCGGAAGCGAAAGAAGCGTTGTACTACCAGATTATCAACGAGCGATACAGAAAGCAGAAGCCGATCATTTTCAATTCTAACGAAGATCGTGGAACGTTGAGTGAGAAGATTGGATACGCAGCAGCAAGCAGATTGTTAGGGCAATGTGGCTCGTATCTTCTTGAAGTTGAAGGTGAAGATTTCAGGTTGCAGAGAAGAGGGATAACTAATGTGTGAAAAATGTTTCGGAAAAGGATATTCCATTCAAGAAGTAATACCAGGAGCGTTTTCGTTCACTCCGTGTAATTGTAAGTATGCAGAAATATCAAAACAGCAGACTAGCAAGGAAATGATTGAATTTAGAAAGAGACTTCGTGAAGCGAAAGAACAGCTCCAGATGGAGATGAGTGGATGATGGCATTCCTCAAAGAAGCAGCTGAAAAGCAAAAGCTCGTTCAAGAACGCAAGGAATATCTCATCGATTTCCTCATCGACCACGAAGTATACGAAGCGCCAGACGGTCGGCAATTGTATGAGTTACCACTCGTTGAACTGGAACGGATGTATATCGTGTTGCGTTGCCAGATTGGCAGGGAGATGAATTAAACACACTCGTAAACTTCAAATTTTAGCCCATACGGCGTTTTCCTTGTCGGGTTAATAAAAGGTGTCGACAGAAAATAAGAACGGCTTACAGGGCAAAATAAAGCGTTTGACGATGGATGAAAACGAGTTGTAAAAAATACAAGAGGAGATGGATAAAATGCCAAAACAAACGGTGTTAGAACATTTTGAAAAAACAGTTTCAAACGCAAAGGAACGTCTTAAAAAACTAATTTTAGAGGCAAATAGACACAAATTGCACGACTTTGCAACAGGTTTAGCAACTGCTGTTGAAGTACTCGAGGATGAGGAGATTGAAAAACTTGAAACGATGTTCCAAATGCAAAAAGAATTAGATGAGCGTATCATCGCTGAGCGTAACATCGACAAGACGCTAGACGATTGGGTAATCGCAATCACGATAGCCATGGAAAGCGAAATCGATGAGATTCGCCGTGAAGTGAACTGGAAATGGTGGAAACAAGAAAAAGAGGTTGACATAGATCGATTGCAAGAAGAAGTCATTGACCTTTGGCATTTCCTGTTGTCTTTGTCCCGAATGGTCGACCTAACACCAGAAACGATTTTTGAAAAATACATGGCAAAGAATAAAATCAATCACCAGCGCCAAGAACAAGGATACTGAGGTGTATCATGGCAACAAAGTACGGTTCAAAAAAGACAGAAATAGATGGACACACATTCGATTCGCAGGCAGAGGCACGCTACTACGAGCAACTGAAGTGGTTGCTTGCGAACAAACAAATCAAATCATTCCGACTCCAGCCGCGGTATACGCTATTGGAGTCATTCAGGAAAAATGGCAAGACGTTCAGGAAGACAGAGTACATCGCCGACTTTGAAATCACACATTTGGACGGTTCGATTGAAGTTGTTGACGTGAAAGGGTACGAAACGCCCGTTTTCGCACTCAAGAGAAAATTGTTTGAAAAACTTTATTCCGATCACCGACTTTCAATCGTCACATACAACAAAACGCACGGTTGGATTGAATTGGACAAGCTCAAAAAGTTGAGAAGGAAGGTGAAAAAGGAGTGAGTCAATTCACGAGGATATCAGACTATAGGAAAGGTGAAGTACGGTTCGGCAACCGGCCACATAACATCGACACGACGGTGCGAACGTATCAACTGACGCCCGACCAGCTGGAGCGATTGCGGAACGGAGAGAGTCTCGATGTTATTTTGAAAGATTGTGAAAGCGTGAAGGAGGAGAAAGATGTGTCAAACAAAAAAATCAATTTGACGGTTGAGGAATATGTTGAAATGCACAAGAAAGGTATGAGTGATTCAGAGATCGCAAAGGCGAAAGGAATCACCAATCAACAGTTATATTCGTGGAAATATTTCAGAAAGGGGCATATCAAAAGAGCGCTTGAACAAGAAGCACAACAAGAGATCGCGTCTACGCTTGAAGAATCGGAAACACAAGCAATGTTGCAAGAGTCAATCGCCACAGAAGAAACGCAGTCAGACAGCATAGAAGAGGATGACAAAGGCATTGAGTGGCTCAAACGTGAGGTGATTCACGCACACAAGTTGTTGACGGAGAAAGAGAAGGAATGCGAAGAAAAACAACATATGCTCGATGCAGTTTTAGCACGCAATGAAGAACTGCACAAGGAAGTGCTCGTGTTGGAAGGTGAGATTGCAAGATTAAGAGAACTTGTGCAAGAGCTGACGGCTAAAAACGAACGATATTGCGATACGACATTTGACAACGAACGTGAATTACGCGCGCTACGCATGTATGCGCTACATAAGCTACACAAGGACGTGTATGGCGCGTGAAGCGTAGAAAAAGAAGACGTAAAGGGTATCTATTGTTTCGGATTGAGGATGGACAAAAAGTGTGGTTGTATGAGGAACTACAAAAATGTGAACTGAATAGCCGTATCAGAAAGGGCTGGAAGGTGATTCGATGAAGAAGTCGACAGGAGAGGTAGTCACGTACTACCTCTCGCAAGAAGAACTTGAGCAGATCAAACAGCGACCGAGCAAGCGATAATAAAGCGAACGAAGTAAAAAAAGGGTGATTTTGTTGAAATGCAATTTGAAAGAGTGTTATTGGAATATGTGGAGTCCCAAACACAAAATGTTCAACAATGATTCTTCTATGGTTTGTGTTAGTGAAAGTTTAAGTGAGCATTACGATGAATCGAATGATTTTAGGCTGTTGCCAAATGATAAACAATGTCCATCGTATAAGCCATTTATTGGCTTTTGTGGGGTAAACAAAGAAGATTGATTATTAATACACATTACGAAGATAATGCGCAACAATTTCATAATATAAAAAAGCCAGGACTTCTCCCGGCGCTCGCTACATTCATTATAACACGGGAGGGACTTCTGATGAGATTAAAAGAGCTAAAAATAAATCCTTCTACTCGTAAACTAGAAATTGATATAATGGAACAAAAAGGGAGTTTTGCCATCGTTGTTTGTGATGGGAAGGCGAAAATCACCGAGTTGCCATCGTACGGGGAAACAAAGATTATCACGCATCAAGGAAAAGTGAAACGTATCCGATTTGATGAGGGGGAAGAGTTTTAATTTTTAATTAGAGAGAGAAACTAAAAAAACTTTAATAAAATCATATACAAATCATATTTTCTTTAATAAAATTTAAATGATATTGTTCAAAGAATGTGGGGGATTCGATAAATGAAGGAGTATGCTTTATCAAGAGGGTTGAATCAGAAAATTGTAGATGGGATTTTTGAAGGTTATCGAGATTATTTAGAGGTTCGACGCGAAAAGGCGAAAAGCTTAAAAGTGAGTGGTGCTTATGCGTGGGTCAAAGGAAACCACATCGATCATCATGTAGCTATAGCGTGCGAACCATATGGGGTTGAGAGTAAGGTAGCTAAAGCTGGTTTAACATGGCAATACTTGCAGTTTAAGAACGATAGTGAAGCGATGTTGTTTATTGTTAAGAATGCGAGATATTTCAATCCTGAACAAGTCGATCGGGGGAAAGATGCATTAGGACGGACACGTAACAAAAAAATATCTTATATGGAGGAGTTGATGCAAATTAATTCAGAAATTGATTTTAAACAAGTTTCTTTAGAACATGGGCATTCTACTCAGCTTGAACTTGAGCTAATAGAAGATAGTTATCTAAATGAAGATGTTAACAAAGAAATTGCCAAATTAAAGTCTAAGTATAAGCGGTTTTATATTGTTACGTACAAAATTGATGAAAGTCAACAAATTGAGCAAATAGGATTATGGATGCCTAATCCTGTAAATAATAAAGCATATCTGATCGAAGATTTGACAAAATACATTAATGGAACACATGCGATTAGTATTGACAACGAATTAAAGAATATTCTAATAAATGAAAATAGTTCAGAAGTGAGCTTAGACGCTCACGTCTTTGGAATTGTATTAGATGATTCGGAAGAGAAGAAGAATTAATCCCAAGATAGGGGGGTAGCCTGTGTTCGTTGGTGAAAGCTTAATCAACATGAGAATCCTTCACAATTTGAGTAGAAGACAGCTAGCAGAAAAAGTTGGTGTAACTGAACAGGCTATTTGGCAATATGAAAACGGATACGCTTTTCCAAAGTTAGAAGTTGTAAATAAATTAAAAACGATTTTTAATGTGAAGGCGACGTATTTTTATAAACCAGATCTTTTGAATAAATTGGATACGGACAATATCAAAATACAGCATATCGCGTACAGATCGGAGACGATTAACTCGCTAAATAAATCTCAAAGTGAACTAATGCATGTCAGATTTGTCGATGCTTTTTTGAGAAAGATTGAGAAAAAAGTTAGCTACCCGAGAAATGTACTCTTAGAATTGAGAAGAGATACGATTAAATTTTTAAAGGACAATCCAGAAATGGATAGAGAACGACAAATAAAGTATATTGCAGAATTAGCTCGTGAAAGAATTGGATTGGATAAAGAATCCAATAAAAATTTATTATTCCTGCTAGAGAAGGCTGGGGCTTTTATTCTTGAAAAAGAATTTGCAGAAAATATTGACGCTTATAGTTTATGGACAGAGGACGATAGAGCTTATATCATATTAGGGTCTGTCAAAAAATCTGCGGTTAGAAGAAATTTTGATTTGGCACATGAATTGGGACATTTGCTCTTACACTACAAAGTAGAGTTTACAATGCAAGATAAGAAGTCATATAAGCTCCTTGAAGATGAAGCGCATGCCTTTGCTTCTGAATTTTTGTTACCGGAGGAGATTTTTAGAAGGGACTGTGAAGGGATTGTTAAGTTGTCCAATCCAGATGCATATATTGATATAAAACAGAAGTGGAATGTGTCGTTACAAGCTATTGCAATAAGGGCTTTTAAGTTGAACATTATTGATTATCAGCAATATCGCTATTACTATATGCTGATAAACAAAAAGGGCTATAAAAATTTAGAACCATTAGACGATAAAATTCCTATAGAGAGACCAATGAAAATTCGAAGCATCTTGCGATTACTTTTTGAAAAAAACATTTACTCTGTATCCAGTTTAATGAATGAGTTAAGGGTAGATGAAAGTTTTTTTACTGTATTAACTGGGATAGAAGAGGAATTTTTTAAAAAATACAGGGAGCTTGAGACCAAAATCTTTTCAGTAAGTGAATTAGGAATAGAGGGAATTAAATGATACCTACCAGCCAACTGGAGGACACTGAATGAGCTTAACGCTCGTTTGGTGTCCTTTTTTATTTGAAGGGGGTTGTTTGCATGTGAATAACCTGATCCAGCAATATAAAGAGTCATTAAAGACGGCAAGGAAAATGTATAGAAGCGCGACTGATGAAGATAAAAAAGTGATTGCTGGGATGATCTCTGATTTGGAATTTGCTATTGAATGGATGGAAACAGGAAGGTGTCCCGAAAATCGACGTGGCATTGAACGAAGAGCAGCATATCAACGTGAAAAATTATTCGACCCATTACTCATGCAAAAATATTTTCGTTCTAATGAACCTGTTTACGAATGGGACGATCACGAAAAGGAAAGCATCATTACGAGCTGGGACAAACAACGAATAGAGGACGCTTTATCCGTGCTTACCGAACGAGAAAAAGAAGTATATCTGATGTCACGGGGGTATTGCTTAACTTACAGTGAAATCGCCAATTATTTGTGCATCTCTTCAAGCAGCGTCCAGACGATGATTGAACGGGCGGAAAAGAAAATACAGAAAAGAATTAGTGAAAGCCTCTTCTGCATGTGTAGCTGAAGAGGCTTTTATATCATTTATTTATCGGTCGGTAGCGCCAAGATGCTTTTTTAACGCTTCTTGAAGAATTTGCGAATAGTTCACATCGTATTGTTTGGCAAGGTCATCGAGCCATTTAGGAATGGTCAATGTCTTTTTGACTGCTTTGTTTTCCATTTCATGACGAAAAGGTGGCATCCATACCTCGATAAACACGATAACTTGATTGTTTCCTGTTTGAATTTCTGATACTTTTGAAGGTTGAGGAATCTCTTCATTTTCCTGTTCCAAGCCGTATAAGTGTAATGCCATCGCTTCTTTTGCCATTTGAAACGCTTCTTCTTCGGTGTTTCCGCATGTAAAGCAGCCAGGAAGATCCGGAAACTCAACAGATATTCCATCATCCGCATAATCGAAAACCGCTGGGTAAATGTAACGGTCTTTTTTGTTCATATACATCAACCTCCTTTAGGAGGGGGCTTAGAGTAGCCCCGCCTGTTTGAGTATGCTTTTTACAGTTTTGATTGGTAAGTCTTTCTTAGGATGAGGGACGGTGACTAAGCCCGGTTTACTAGGATGTTTAAACTGATGATGACTGCCACTTGTTCTTACTATGTACCATCCATCTTGTTGTATAATTTTTATTAATTCTTTTGAAGAGTAACTCTTCATTTCCCTCCCTCCTTGATTTTATTATAACACGTATTATAATACGTGTCAATGTTTTTTTCATTATTTTTTGTCGTGTAAATGCCACTAATATATAGAAGTCCTCCTTTTTCTTGAGTGCCTAGTTGAACGCTAGGCACTTATTTTATGCATGGGGTAATGAGGATGTATAAATTATGTGACCATTTATCAGACGATGAGATAAAAAAATTAAAGGCGAAGAAGAAAAGAAAAGGATTGAGTCATCGCGATTGGCTCGACATCATGGGCGTTCGCCGCGATACGTACAAACGAGTGCGCGGGGCGATTCGAAGAAAGTGAGGGAGGTAGGTGAGATGTAGATGCGGAAATTGACAGAGAAGCAAAAACGGTTTGTAGAGGAGTATTTAATTGATTTAAATGCAACGCAGGCTGCGATTCGCGCAGGGTATAGTGTGAAACGAGCATCGGAAATCGGTTACCAGCTCCTACAGAAAACTACAGTTTCCGAAGCGATTGCGGCGGCTATGGCTGAAAGATCACGGCGAACTGGCATTACGCAAGATCGTGTAATCCAAGAATTAGCCAAAATTGCTTTTGCCAAGATGACTGATTTTGTTGAGTGGGATGGAGAGGGAGTCCATTTTCGTGATAGCAGTCAATTGTCAGATGAAGATGCTGCGTGTGTAGCTGAAGTCACGGAACAGGAAATTGAATTTGAATCGGGTAAAAAGAAAACCAAGAAGATTAAGCTACATGACAAGGTGGCTGCTCTTGAAAAGTTAGGGCGTCATCTTGGAATATTTAATGACAAATTGGAACTTGGTGGAAATGTAAAGTTGGTGTTTGAAGATGATTATGGAGATGACAATCAAGCGTAAAATTCGTTGGAATCCTATATTCAAGCCGGTTAATGAGTGCCGCAAACGTTATCGGGTATTAAAAGGATCTGCTGGTTCTGGGAAATCGGTCAACATTGCCCAGGATTATATCAAAAAGTTGTCTGACCCAAGGTATGAAGGCGCGAACCTTTTGGTTGTGCGTAAAGTTGAGGAGACCAACAGAGATAGCACATTTGCTGAACTCGAAGCAGCTATCAACCGGATGTTTGGTGATTATGCACCGAAAGTATGGCGCATCACTCGAAATCCATTGCAGATGGAATGCTTGATAACTGGAAACCGGATCATCTTTCGCGGTATGAGTGACGCCCGTCAACGGGAAAAAGTTAAATCCATCACGTTCAAGAGAGGTAAGTTGACATGGATTTGGGTAGAAGAAGCGACCGAACTCGCTGAGCAGGATATTGACATTCTGGACGATCGTTTGCGTGGAGAATTGCCTAACCCGAATTTGTATTATCAGATCACGCTTACATTTAACCCGGTTTCGGCAACTCATTGGATTAAGGGGAAATATTTCGATGTTGTTCATCCAGATATATTTACACATCATTCTACGTACCTTGATAATCGCTTTATTGATGAAGCGTATCACCGTCGAATGATGTTGCGAAAGGAACGGGATCCGGAAGGTTATCGGGTTTACGGTTTAGGTGAATGGGGAGAACTCGGTGGCTTGATTTTAACAAATTATGAGGTCCTTGATTTTGATACGTCGTTTCCACGTTTTGATAGGATGACGTACGGCCAAGATTTCGGATTTAACCATGCAAATGCTATTCTCACTGTTGGATTCAAAGACGATGAGATTTTTATTTGTGATGAAATTTATGTTTATGAAAAAGATACGAGCGAGGTTATTCAGCTAGCCGAACAAAAAGGTTTGAGTAAAAAGATTATAATGTATTGTGATAGCGCCGAGCCTGACCGCATTAAAATGTGGCGGCAAGCAGGATACCGCGCTTATCCTGTAAAGAAAGAACCAGGAAGCGTAAAGGCTCAAATCGATTGGTTGAAGCAGCATAAAATTTATATTCATCCACAGTGTGTAAATACGATAAAAGAGATTCAACAGTGGAAATGGAAAAAAGATGAACGAACTAATACCTATGTGGATGAACCTGTGGAATTTTTGGATGATGCGATGGCAGCATTAAGGTATAGCATCGAGGGAATGAGACGTGGACCGTCCGTATCAATCTTGAAATAGAGGAGGTGAGCGTGTGCTGATTGAAGATTTATTTCGCGCACCGTGGCATGAGCAAGTGCTTTCAGAATTATCGAAAGGAATCATGACAGACGAACAGCTTTTGGCGGCCATCGTTAAGGATTGGGAAACGAGTGATAAGCGCAAACTGATGGTGCTTGGCGAGCGATATTATCGCACGAAAATGGATATCGAAAAGAAACAGCAGGATATCACTTGGCGGTCGAATCAAAAGTTGGCTCATGATTTTGTGAAAAAGCTCGTGAATCAGAAGGTGGGTTACTTACTTTCTAAAGAGCCGACCATCGCGACAGAAAATAAAACATATCGGAAAATGATGCAAGATATGTTTGATAAACGTTTGTTGAAAACAATGAAAAACCTTGGAAAAGAAGCGATCAATAAAGGGATCGCTTTTTTGTATGTATACATTGACGAAAAAGGCGAGCTGTCGTTTAAAAAAATTCCGAGCGAGCAAATTATTCCGTTTTGGAAGGATAACGATCACGAGGAAATTGTGTCGTTTATTCGCGTGTATGAAGAAGTGGTGTACACGAACACGCAAAAGCAAAAACAAAAGAAAGTGGAGTACCATCATCCGAAAGGAATTAAATATTACGTGCTGCAAGCTGACTCGCTCGTTCCAGATGTGTTGGCTGGAGTAGAAACGAATTATCATTTCACTATTAACGAGAAGCCGTATTTGTGGGAGCGCATGCCGTTAATTGTGTTTAAGTACAACGAAGAAGAACAGCCACTCATCGATTGTATCAAGTCGTTGGTTGACGATTATAACTTGCAAGCGTCTGTGAACGCGGATTTACTTGCCGATATTCCGAATTTCATCTACAAGCTTGTGAATTACGGAGGAACAGACCTGCAAGAATTTTTAAATGATTTGAACCGATATCGGGCGGTAAAGTTAGATGAAAACGGTGATGTGGGCAAGCTACAAGCTGATTTACAGACAGATGCAGTCGAAAAAGAATTATTGCGCATTCGCAAAGCCATCTATGAGTTTGGACGTGGTGTCGATACACAAGACGAAAATTTAGGCAACGCAAGTGGCGTAGCGCTGCGATACCGATACTCAGATTTGGATATGGATTGTAACATTCTCGAAACTGAGTTTCAATCCAGTTTAGAGCAATTGATTTGGTTCATTGACCAATATTTGCTCATGACTGGGAAAGGCGATTTTACGAATGAACCGATTTCAATTATTTTCAATCGGGACATTATTATTAACGAGTCGGAGGTCATTGCTAACTGCCAGGCATCGGTTGGCATTCTCGACGACCAAACGATTCGCGAAAATCATCCGTGGTATACGGAACAAGTGGAAGAACGACTGAAAAAACAACAGGAACAAGAGCAAATGGATAATGGCTATCAAGGAGCGTTCCAGCAACAACAGAAAGATGGGAACGTAAATGAATAGTCGTCAGTATTGGGAACAACGTTCGACGCAAAGAGAACAGGAAGCGCAGCTGATTGTCGACAAGTATTTGGCGCAGATGAAGCAACGGCTCAAAGAGGCACAGCGTGATATTTTGAAGCAGATTGAAGCCTTTTACGCTCGGTATGCGAAAGATAATCAAATTTCGCTACATGAGGCAAGGAAGCTACTAACGTCGCAAGAAATAAAGGCGTTTAAAGAAATTGACCTTGCTCGTTTTCGTGCGATGGCGCTTGAAGGGAATCCACAATATGAAAATTTACTCAACGCAATTAGCTATCGTGTCCGAATTTCGCGATTAGAACTGCTCTTGGCACAGATTGAAATGACGATGTTGCATCTATACGGCGGCAAAAATGGCTTGCAAGAGTACACCTACACCGGATTGGTGGATGTATACCAAAACTCGTACTATCACTTCATGTATGATTTTGCGATGGCTGGTATACCTGCAAATGTTCAAATACTCGACGATAGCACGATGCGCGAAGTGATGTCGTATAACTGGAGTGGCAGAGAATTTTCGAAACGAATCTGGGGACACGAGCAGGAAACGATGCGAAATATCCGAAAGTCGCTCGAACAAAGCTTTATCATCGGTCGTTCCATTGACAAAACAGCAAAAGAAATTGTGAAAGTAACGGACGTGGCATATTCACGCGCTGAAACGTTGGTCAGAACGGAAGCGAGTTTCTTTCACAATTTGGCTGCACAAAACAGCTATCGCGACGCAGGAATGGAGAAGTACGAGATTTTGGCCACGCTCGATATGCGAACATCGGATATTTGTAGATATCAAGACGGAAAGATCTATAACGTCAAAGATTATAAGCCAGGCACGAATGCTCCGCCTTTCCATGTCCGTTGCCGAACGACGACGATTCCGTATTTTGATGAATCGGAATATACGAAAGGTGAGAAACGCCAGTCGATGAACGGGTTGGTGGATTCCGTTTCGTATGATGAGTGGTATAATGAAAATGTATTGAAACCAAAGCTCGAGGCTGAACGTAGAGAAAGAGAGAAACGTAAAGCGTTAGAAGAACAGATACGAGCTGATATTCGAAATGGTGTTTATAAGTTGGAGCATAGCCGAAACCATTATGACAAGCATAATCCATCTCATAAGCGCTATCTTGATTATGTAGAAAGAAATAAAGCGAAAGGCAGGCAGAAACCAAGCTATTTAACAATTTCTTATGAAGAAGCCAATGAGTTAGTGAAAAAATACGCAGGAACAGGGGAATTGGCTGTGAATATGAAAACTTTAGAGTGGTTGAAAAAGGAGGATATTTTTTCACATTCCGAACCGATAGGAGTGCATGTAAACCAAACGACGGGTGAGGAAACAGTGACAAGTAATTTTAGAATACACTACTCTAAAACAGGTACTCACATTGTCCCAACAATAAAGAAAGGTGATGAGTAATGAAAATCTGGGAATATGTAGGTAAGAAAGTGAGAATTATATACAAGGATGGAGATGTGCTAGAAGGGTTTGTTCGCGATTATTGCGATGGAGAAGACAGTGAGGATGGAATAGATAGCTTAATAATTACAAACGAAGAAACAAAAGGACAAGGGTATGTTTTTGGAGTATTGGAAACCGAAATAAAATCGATCGAAGTCATTGGCTAGAAGCGCTTAATCACATTTAGGTGGTTGAGTGCTTTTTTATTTCTCGTCTTTTTAGCATTTGTAGACGTTAAAGAACAAAGTGGTTCGTGGCCGTAACCACGTAAAAAAAACGTAACCAGAGGAGGAATGGAAATGAAACGCGAATTTCTTGAAAGTTTAGGTCTTGAAAAAGACGTCATTGACAAAATTATGGCTGAACATGGGAAGTCGGTAGAGGCGCAAAAAGCGAAAGTGGATGACTTAAAAGCTAGCCTCGACGACATGAAAAAACAGCTAGAACAACGTGATAATGACTTAAAACAGCTCAAAAAGCAAGCGGAAGGAAATGAAGAACTTCAAACAAAGCTTGCGGACTTGGAGAAGCAATATAAGGACGAGAAGGCGGCATATGAAGCGAAAATCAAAGAAACGCAACTAAACAGCGCAATTAAACTCGCAATCAATGGAAAAGTGCATGATGCCGACCTAGTTGCATCGCTTCTTGACAAAAATACAATCGAACTCGATGAAAATGGCAACATCACAAAAGGACTGGAGGAGCAGCTAAAGACGCTGCAAGAAACCAAGTCCTTTTTATTTGTACCTGAAAACAGTAACCAACCAAAAATCACAGGTATCAAACCAGCAGAGGGCAGTCCGACTGGCGGAGAGTCAGAAGATCCGTTCTTAGCTGGATTCAATTCTATTTAATGTACAGGAGGTAATGAGTAATGCCAATTAACTATGCAGAAAAGTATGCACCATATGTAGATGAACGTTTTAAAAAGCAATCTCTTTCGAATGGAGCTGTGAATCAAGACTTGGATTGGGTCGGGGTCGAAACGGTGAAAGTATTCTCGATTCCAACCGTTCCGATGCAAGACTATACACCGACGGGAATGAGCCGTTACGGGACGCCATCAGAATTACAAAACAGCGTGCAAGAAATGAAAGTGACGCGTGACCGTTCGTTTACGTTCACTATTGACAACAAATCGAAGCAAGATACGATGGGCGTCATGGAAGCTGGGAAGGCGCTGGCTCGTCAGATTGACGAAGTGGTTGTTCCAGAGGTGGACATCTACCGCTTTGCCATCATTTGTGCAAACGCAGGCACAACAGCGACAGCACCGATTACAAAGGATAATGCCTATGAAGCATTCTTGGACGCAACGACGACACTTACAGACTTGAAAGTGCCACTTGTTGGGCGTGTAGCTTATATTGGAGCGAATTTTTATAAGCAAATTCGTTTGGACCCTTCTTTTATCAAAGCATCTGATATTGCACAAGACGCGTTAATGAAAGGGCAAGTAGGTCAAATTGATGGGATTCCGTTGATTACCGTTCCATCTTCGTATTTACCAGCAAACGTCGAATTTTTCATCACACACCCAATGGCAACGGTTGCGCCGATTAAATTGACAGACTATGTGACACACGAAAACCCGCCAGGCATTAACGGTACGCTTGTGGAAGGACGTATTCGCTACGATGCGTTCGTATTTGAAAACAAAAAGAACGCCATTTACGTACACAAAAAAGCGTAAGGGGTGACAAAGGATGAAGAAGTTTAAAAAAGGAGATAAAGTGCTCATCGCAACAAATGATGTACAAGAAGCTGCATTTAAAAACGCTGGATACGAAGAAGTGAAAGAAGAAGAGGAGAAAAAGGGAACGAAGAAAGCGATAGAAAAGGCAGCTGAATAACGATGGATGTGATGGATATTGTGAAAGCGGAATTAGAAACTCCGCCATCGGATGAACGTTTGATGATGTATATCGACAAAGTTGGTCAAGCGATTAAAACTTTTTGCAATCGCGACGACATCCCGCAAGAGTTGTTGTATGTGCATGCGGATATGGTAGTCGATTTCATTCGCCTGAAGCAAAAAAATGCACCCGATGCCGAACAAGCTGTCCAGTCCATTAAAGAAGGGGACGTGCAAGTGACGTTTGCCGTTCCTGAAAAAAGTCAAGGCGAAACCGAAGTGGAAAGCATCGTTCAATCCTACAAGAGCGCTTTATATAAGTTCCGAAAAATGAGGTGGTAGCATGTCGGTCCGTGATATCTTTCTCAAAGCTAAATCCGTAGTCGAACGACTGTATGACCGAACAGCTACTATTCAACGATACGAAGCGTATCAGAAGCCGAATGGTGCTGATGGAATGCAATGGGTGACAAAGTACGAAAACGTGCCTTGTCGCCTTTCTACTGTTGGCATGCAGACGCTGAATAACGCATCACAAGATGATGTAAACGTCATTCAATACGATGTTAAAGTTTTTTTGTCCAGCGAGATGGATGTGCGAGCTGGGGATGTTTTTGTAATCGATGGGGTGCGTTACGAGTCAGCGAAAGAACCGTTTGTGTATGTCACCCATCAAGAAGTATTGCTCATTCGAAAGGGCTATGCGTAATGGGATATGAATTTAGCGAAGTCCGATTGTTAAAACAGCAGTTAGTGGAATTGAATAAAATCGCCCATCAAGTTCAAATGAAGGTTGCAGAGCGCATCGCGCAGTTGGCGATTCGAAAAGTGAAGAAGCTGACTCCTGTGGATACAGGGAATTTACGAAACAATTGGAAGTACTACGTGGTAAGCAAAGGCGATACAATTTATATTCATATTTACAATCAAGCCGAGTATGCGTCGTTTGTGGAAAATGGGCATCGTATTGTGGTGGCTGGACAGACCGTCGGATGGGTAGAAGGTCGGTTTATGTTGAAATTGACAATGAACGATATGCAAAAAATCGCCCCGAATATGTGGCAACGGGAGATTGAAAAGGAGATGAGGCGGATCTTTGGAGATTAAAGCACTCATCATTCAGCAAATAAAACAAGTGTTTGAAAACGTCAAAGTATATGATGAAAAAGTCAAGCAGGGGCTTCAAACTCCTGCTTTTCTCGTTCGTATGATTCAGTCTGAACAAGAACGGAAAATCAAAGGACAAGTGTGGAGAACTTACTCATGGAATGTTGTATATTTTCCGCAATCAACGGAAGTGGATGCGGAGTGTGATGGCGTATTTGAAACGTTTCAAACTGAATTTCAATATATCGCCAACAAATATCATGTGCATCGAATAGAAGGGGGAAAACAAGACGATGCACTTGTCATCACATTCGATGTATCTGTACGCCTGCAAGAAGTGGTGGATGAAACAACGATGCAGACGCTAGGAGGTGTGTGGATTGGCAAAACAGACTGAAAAACAAGTGAGATACGGAAAATCAGCCTTCATTCGTGTCCCAGAATACGGAAAAGATCGGCTGTTGCTTGAAGTATTGCTTGATGAATCAAAAACGTACACGAAAGAAGAAGTAGACTCGCTGCTGAGTGAGTGGAAAGCGAAGGAGGTTCAATAATGGCAGGTGGAACATGGAAAACACAAAATAAAGTCCGACCTGGTGCGTATATCAATTTTGAGACAAATGGCTTGAATGCTATACAGGATACTGCCGCAGGTGTGGTGGCCATCCCTCTCAAGTTAGACTGGGGCGAAACAAGAGAATTTGTGAAAGTGTCACCAAATACGAAGTTTAAAGAAGTATTTGGCAAGGATTTAAGTGCAATCGTTCCTGTGCGCGAAGCGTTTAAAGCGACGAGCCAAGTGATTGTTTATAACCTAAACAGTGAAGGAACAAAAGCGACAGCGACTGGTGGTGGATTAACAGCAACAGCCAAATATGCAGGGTCAGACGGAAACAAAATTTCCGTGGTCGTTACAGCAAATTTAGATGGGACTGCAACAGTGAAAACGTACTTCGACGGAGCGATTGCTGATACACAAACCGTAGCTGCCATTGCCGACTTGCAACCGAACGCTTTTGTGACATTCAGTGGCCAGTTGCCGACTTCTGATGTGACGTTAACACTTGCTGGCGGAACAACTGGAACGGCAACAAACGACGCGTATACGGAATTTGCGGCAGGGCTTGATACGCAAGATTTCAAAGTGGTCGCTGTGGGCACAGATGATTCGACAGTAAAAGCATTGCTCACGTTGAAAGTGAAAGAATGGCGTGCGAATTACGGAAAAAATGTAACGTTGGTGACAAACAATTATAATGCTGCCGACCATGAAGGCGTGGTGTCTGTGTTAAATGGAGTCACGCTTGAAGGAGGAGAGAAATTAACGGCTAAGGAAGCGCTGTATTGGTATGCGGCAGCGTATGCGAGTGCTGGCACGAATTCATTGACCTATGCTGAATATCCGGGCGCGGTGGATTGTGAGCGCAAAACGCATGAAGAAATCGAACAAGCGTTGAAAGATGGCCACATCGTCTACACTTTCAATCGCGACGCGGTCGTTGTCGAACAAGACATTAATACGTTCCGTTCTTTCACACCGACGAAAAATCAAGACTTCCGCAAAAACAAAATTGTTCGTGAAATGGACATTGTTTCAGATAATACGCAATATATCTACTCCAAGTATTTCATCGGGAAAGTAAACAACAACGATGACGGTCGAAATTTGTTCAAAAAAGAGCTAATGAAGACGGTATTGGATCCTCTCGTGCGAGTTGGTGCTTTGGAGCCGTATAATCCAGATGAAATTGTGGTTGAACAAGGCGATGAAAAAGACGCGGTATTGGTGAATGTGGGACTTAAGTTCGTCGACGCCATGGAAAAACTCTACATGATTGTTGCGTGCAAATAATAAACGGAGGTGATGGATATGCCACGCGTAATGGAATCTAAAGACGCGATTTCGTCGAAGGAAGGAACATTATACATCACGATTGACGGAAAATCTTATGAATTTGCTGAAATTGTGAAATTCGATGCGACAATCGAATATATCAAAGCTGATGTGAAGCGTGTAGGTGCACGCATGAACGGCAGTAAAATCGTCGGGGCAAACGGAAAAGGAAATATGACATATTACTACCACCGCCCAGAAATTCGAGCGATGGCGTTGGAATATTTGCGGACAGGAAAAGCGCCGATTTTCGATGCGATGTTGGTTAATGCAGATATTACGAGTGCCGCTGGGAAGCAAACGGCGATTATTAAAAACATCGTGCCAGATAGCACATTAATTGCCAAGTTGGATGGTGATTCCGACGATGTCTTAAAAGATGAAGTGTCGTTCACCTTTGACGATTTCGATTTGCTGGACCAATTTAAAACGATTAACTAAGGAGGATCTGCATGAGCAAGTTTAAGGCGTTCTTAAAGGGAAATGCGAAGCCATATGAAAACGTGGAATTGAAACTGGAGCGTTTTGACGAACCACTTGTGTTGCGTCCGTTGACTGCGGGGGAAGCCGACGCCATTAACGAGCGTTGTTTTAAATTCCGTCCAGGCAAAGGCGGAAAAATGGAACGTGTATTTGATGTGGTAAGATACAACCGCGAAATTTGTGTGGCGTCGATTGTGTATCCTGATTTGAATGATCGTGAGTTGCAGGAGTCCTACGGCGTATTAGGTGCGGACAAGCTATTCGCAGAGATGTTCTTGCTCGGTGAAGCAAACCAAATTCTCGAGAAGGTCACAGAAATTTCGGGGCTTGATAAGACGATGGATGAAGAGGTAGAAGAGGCAAAAAACTAATTGAAGAAGGTGGAGAGGCGTTTTATGCGCATGTTGCTCTCCACCGTTTTCATTGGCGCCCTCGTGATTTTTTAGAAATGGATCGAAAAGAAAAAGCGTTTGTGATTGCGAGCATTCAGTTGGAGCTAAAAAAAGAGAAAGAAGAACAAGACCGCATAAAAAGCAAAATGAGGGGGTGAGCGAATGGCTGGAGTTCAAACGACGCTAGCGTTAAATGATAGATTGACAGGACCACTCATGAAAATGATTCGTGCGATGGATGCGACCATTCGCGTGATGGAAAAAATGGATGCAAGCGCGACTCAACTAGATACAAAAGGACTAGCGAAAGCACGCAAAGCCATTATGAACGCATCGGCTGATTTAGAGCGCTTGATGGTAGCTTCTAAACAGGCGGATAGCTCTTTGGGGCCGTTAGGATCTAAATTTGCTAATTTGCCTCCTCCTGTTGATCGGGCGACAAACTCGGTGAAAAGTTTCTTTGCTGCATTTGCAGGATCAGCTGCAGCATATATGGCAATAGAGACGTTAAGGCAAGGGATACAAACATTTGTTCAAGCCTCAGACGCTTATGTTTCTACATCAGCTCGTTTAGCGAATATTAATGACGGTTTGCAGACACAGGCAGAGTTACAAGAGAAAGTATATCAAGCCGCACAACGCAGTCGAAGTGGGTATGTGGACATGGCAAACTCTGTGGCGAAGTTAGGTTCATTGGCATCAGATGCTTTTGGAAATACCGATGAAATCATTCGCTTTTCTGAATTAATGGGAAAAGCATTTGCTGCAAATGGTATATCAAAAATTGGTCGCGAGTCAGCTATGTATCAGCTCACACAATCAATGGGTGCAGGAAGATTGCAAGGAGAAGAGTACAATAGCATCGCAGAAAATGCTGGTTTTCTTTTAGATGCGATTGCGAAAATGATGAAAGTTCCAAAGGGAGAGCTTAAAAATTTAGCTTCTGAAGGCAAAATCACAGCTGATATTGTTAAAGCTGCCCTATTCAAAGCAGCCGATGACATCGAAAAGAAATTCAAAAACATGCCGTTGACGTTTGCAGACGCAATGACCATGTTTAAAAACTGGTCGCTTCGTGCGTTCGAACCGTTGTTGATTCGTTTTAACCAGTTCGTGAACTCTGATGCGTTTGCGACAATGGCGGAGCACGCGATGTTTTTTGTCAACGTGTTTATTAAGGGAATGGACCTTGCTTTTGATGCGCTGGAGTTCTTTTATCGAATGATCGGTGCCTTCGGACGATTTTTTGAAGAAAACTGGTCGTGGATTGCGCCGATTTTAACGGTGATTGGTTCTGTTTTAGCTGGGATTGGCGCGATTTTACTTGGGCTTGCGGCGAAATGGTTGATAGTGAAAACAGCTACAATGATTGCCGCGGCAGCTCAGTGGGTTTATAACACAGCCATGCTTAGTTCGCCGGCCACGTGGGTGTTGCTTGCTATCATTGCTTTGCTTGGGTTTGTTGCTTATGCCACAGTAAGGTGGGGAGAGCAGACGGCAGAAGTTATTGGAGTTATTTTCGGACTATTCGCTAGTTTAGGGGCGTTCGTTTGGAATATCATCGCAAACATTTGGAACTTATTTGCGATGGTTGCTGAATTTATTATGAATGTCTTTTTTGACCCAGTATATGCGGTGAAAAAGCTATTTTACGATATGGTAAAAATGGTCATCGATAATATGGCAGCACTCGCCGGTTCATTTGATACAGCCGCAAACTTTCTAGCAAACGCGTTTGTTAAGGGAGCAAATATCGCAATTGGTGCAGTCAATGGTTTAATCAAAGCGTTGAACATGATACCGGGCGTGAACATTGGTACGATCGGCAAGTTAAGTGCTAGTTCAGTCGGAAGTTTGTCTGGCGGACTGAAAAACTTTGCGGCGAATCTAAAACCGCCAACAAGTAGTGAATTTATAGTCAATATTCCGAGGATGAATAGATTTAATGTTCCGCAAGCATTTCATGCGGGGTATGCTGCTGGAAATAAAATGAGCAAATGGTTGTCTGATAAAACAGCCAACTTGTTAGATAAAACGCAAAAACTAGCAGAGGGAATAAAAAAGGGCAATCCATTTTCACAGTCATTAGGAAGTCAAATCGCAAATAGCCCTGGAATGAAAAACCCTCTAGCGAGTGGGAAAGATGACAAAAACCCGACGGGCGGTAAGCTCGATAAAGTCGGAAAAATTGACGATGAAATTAACATTGCCGACGAAGATTTACAAGTCTTTAAAGAGCTGGCGACAATAAAGTCCATTCAAAATTTCATCACATTGACGCCAACGGTTCAAGTGCAGACCGGTGATATTCGCAACGAGGTGGATGTTGACCAACTTGTTCGCAAGTTCGAGGAAAGCATGGTAAATGAAATCGCCCGTTCAGCAGAAGGGGTGTATGCGTGATGGAACGAGCCATTTATTTTCATGCAAATGACCAAGAAATGTTTCGGCTTCCTGTGAATCCTGAGAAAGTGAATGTAAAAACAGAAGGAGACGGAGAGGAGTTTACGATTGCAAAGCTCGGGCGTGTCAACGTACCGAAAGACAAAAAGTTATCAGGCTTCTCTCTTGATTCTTTTTTTCCTGCTCAACCTACCCACTATTCGGGCGCGGTTTTCAAAGAGCCGACATACTATATTGACTTGTTACAAAAATGGATGACCAATAAACAGCCGGTGCGCTATATTTACGTCAACGGTTCTTTTACAATCAATGAATTAGTGACCATTGAGCATTTCGAATATGACGAATCGTTCGGTAGTGAAGACGTCAATTTTTCGCTTGAATTGAAAACATATGTGCCGTTTGCTCCAAAGAAAATGCAAGTGGTCAAAAAACAAACGTCATCAGCCGTTCAGGTTGTAAAGAAAAATACGCCCGCGCGCCCAAATACCAAACCTAAGCCAACGACGTACACATTGAAAGCGGGCGATAACCTTTGGAAAGTAGCAAAACTTTACACTGGAAACGGCAACCGATATCCAGAGCTGCAAAAGCTGAACGGAATTAAGGATAGTCAGTTGCGGAAACTACCAATCGGGTTAGTGTTAAAAATCCCTACGGATTGGGTGAAATGATGGAAATATTAATCGATAACCGAGACGGATCTATCTGGGACATGCCTGTATCAAGCGTGCAATGGAAAACTAGCCGAATCGGGAAGGCTGGGACGTTGGACGCAAAATTAATCATTGAGCAACCAACGAAATTCCCTGTCAATAACGGGGCTATTATTCGTGTAACAGACGGTGCTTATAAGATTTTTTACGGATATGTATTCGAAACCAGTTTTAACACAAGTAGTGAATTTCATGTGAAAGCATATGACCAATTGCGGTACCTCATGTATAACGACACATTTGTATTTTCTGCGACCACAGCGACAGCTGGTATAAAGAAAATTGCTGCCGATGCAGGATTAAGAATCGGAACATTTGAAGATACAGGATACAAAGTGCCAGCGATGGTTGAAGATAATAAAAAAGTGCTCGATGTGGTCGCGAAGTTTTTAGATTCAACGTTAATTGCGACGAACAGAAATTATGTGCTGTTCGATCATTTTGGAAAGCTGGATTTACGAAATATCAATAACATGGCCATTCCAGCAGACGACTTCTACATTGGAGAAGAGAGTCTGCTTTTTGATTTTGACTATAAAAAATCCATTGACGAAGAAACATATAATCGCGTCAAAATCGTACAAGACAACAAAAAAACTGGCAAACGCGAGGTCTACATCGCTCAAGACAGCGCGAACATTGCCAAATGGGGACGACTGCAAGAATTTCGAAAAGTCGACGAAAAGATGACAGCAGCGCAAATTAAGGATTTGTTGGACAAGCTGATTAAGTTACGGAATCGGGAAACGAAATCATTGAAACTCAATTGTCTCGGTCATTGGAAAGTGCGTGCAGGTTGTTTTGTGTTTGTGTACATTGAAAAAATCGGCGTGAAACAATATTTCCTTGTCGATGAATGCACGCACAACTGGGACAGTGGTGTGCACACGATGCAACTTGATTTGAAGGTGATTTGATATGAGTTTAATAGATTTGATTAAAACAGTCGCTGTGAAAGCTGTAGAGGCAACAAATCCAGTCAATGTTTTGTTTGGTACAGTCGTATCTGAAAGCCCCCTTGAGGTTCAAATACACCAGAAATTGAAGCTGACAGAAGAATTTTTGGTTATTACGGAACGTGTAACGCGATACGAAGTGAATTTGGAGCACAATCACGGCGGAGGAATAAAAGCATTAAGTGGGATGTTAACCGATACGCCGATTCGGACTGGATTAAAGAAGGGCGATAAAGTCGTTTTACTTCGCGTTCAAGGCGGTCAACAATTTGTTGTGTTAGATAAGGTGGTGAGATGATGGTACTTCCTTCTGAAAATATCACAATTGAAGAAGCAGAAGTGATGGAACCATCGGCGATTCCATCAAAAACGTATCGTCTTGACTTTGAAAATGGCCAATGCGGTGGAATGATTGATGGAGTAGAGGCGATTAAGCAATCCATCTTTAAAATGTTGAGTACCGATCGCTTTAAATATTTGATTTATAGCGATAATTACGGGTTTGAGAATTTGATTGGAAAAGAACGGCTTTTTGTCCAAGCAGAATTGCCAAGACGAATAAAAGAAACCGTATTGCAGGATGAGCGAGTAACAGATGTAGACGTGACGGTGCAATTTTCTGGTGACTCGGCCATTGCGAAAATTTTGTGCTACACCGTTTATGGAAAAGTGGAACTAACGAAAGAGGTGAACGGTGTTGTTTGAAAATCAGACGTTTGAAACGATTTTACAACGTATGCTGGACCGCATACCAGACGATATAGACAAACGAGAAGGTTCGATTATTTATGACGCCTTAGCACCAGCAGCGATAGAATTGGCGCAAATGTACACCGAATTAGATGTAGTTTTGCGCCTTGCGTTCGGAGAAACATCGACGGGTGAATATTTAGATAAGAGAGCCGCGGACTTTGGTGTATATAGAAAGCAAGCAACGTCTGCTGTGCGAAAAGGGATATTTACAGATGGGAACAATGCGCCGTTTAATATTCCGATCGGAAGCCGATTTAGACTGAACGATATGGTCTATGTAGCGATTGAAAAAATCACGGACGGTCAATTTCGTATGCAGGCTGAAACATCAGGAAGTATAGGGAATCAAGATTTCGGCAACCTCCTCCCGATCGAACCGATTGAAGGGCTAGGGACAGCGACATTGGCAGATGTGTTGATTCCTGGCGAAGATGAGGAGAGCGACGAGTCACTTCGAAAACGATTTTTGCAAAAGGTGCGGGAGCCGGGAACGAGCGGAAATGCGGCAGACTACAAACAATGGGCAACTGAAGTCGCGGGTGTAGGTGCGACAAAGGTGACACCTCTTTGGAACGGACCAGGTACGGTTAAAGTGACTATCATCAACGCAGACATGCAGCCAGCAACAAATGAATTGGTCGCTCAAGTCCAACAGTATATCGAACAAGTGCGACCGATTGGCGCGGCCGTTACAGTAGCTTCTGCGATAGGCAAAGCGATCGATGTTTCGGGGAATGTAGTCTTGGCGTTGGGCTACACATTACAAAATGTGCAAGATGCTTTTGCGGCAGCGCTGGATGAGTATTTCAAAGAGATTGCTTTTTCAGCGACGTATGTTAGCTATGCAAAAATCGGGACGCTTTTATTAAGTACGCCTGGTGTCATTGATTACAATGGGCTGACTGTAAACGGGGGGACGGTTAATGTTGCGCTACAAGATGAAGAAGTTCCGATACTTGGAACGGTGAATTTGGGGGAATAGATGAATGGTCGATTTGTTTCAATATCTCCCTAACTATTATGATAACATTCGAGAGGTTCAGGAACTGATAAGTGCAGAGGAAGAAGAAATTGGGCTACTGCAAAACGATATTGATGAATTACTAGAACAATTCCACATTGACACAGCAACCTGGGGGCTGTCCTATTGGGAGGGTATTTGTGGCATCCCTGTTGACGAAAGTAAGCCAATTGACCATCGCCGAAGTGTGATTAAGTCAAAGTTGCGAGGTATCGGAACGGTCACGGTAGAACTGGTCAAAAACGTTGCCGAAGCGTACTATAACGGACAAGTTGAAGTAACCGAACAGCCATCAATTTATACAGTAAAAATTCAATTTGTAAGCAAACTCGGAGTTCCGCTGAATTTAGCCGACATTCAAAACGCTTTGCGTGAAATTATTCCGGCTCATTTGGCGATCAACTTCGAGTTTTCTTATTTGCTTATTAGAGATATTCATAACGCGATGACACTTTCTCAGTTGCAAGCGACAACACTCGATAAATTTGCAGGAGGTGCGTAAAATGGCGAGTAATACACCTCGACTCGGATTATACAAGAAAGATCCTATTGCTGACGCAAATGATACGTTTAACATACAGACGATGCTCAATGACAACTGGGACAAGATTGATGGGAAAGTCGCTATATTAGGACCAGATGGAAAAATCCTATCAGAACAACTGCCCCAACAATCGTTGCCAACTGCCAGCACCACACAGGCAGGAATTGTGAAGTTAAACACTTCGACAAACAGCACGAGCACAAGTGAGGCTGCAACACCGAGTGCGGTGAAAGAAGTGAATGACGCTCTTGCTGCGCATTCGGCTGATTATGTGAAACATCCAGCGGATGGCGGAACAACAGGAGGAACAGCGACAGCATATACGTGTTCAAGTAATCCTGCACCGACAGCGTTAGTAGATAAAATGGGGATTGTGATTACCGTCCATGTAGATAGTGGTGCCAATCCCACTTTGAATTGGAATAATCTTGGTGCTAAACCGATCAAGAAACCAAACGGAAATGCTGCAGTCTTAAAAGCAGGAGGTATATATACCCTTAGATACAATGCTATTTCTGGAAATTTTATCTTACAGGGTGAAGGAGGTGGGGGAACGGCTCAACCTGCAGACGTATTGAGTGGTAAGACGTTCACCAATGATAGCGGAGAACAGACAGGAATAATGCCGAATAGAGGGGCTATTACTATTACACCGAGTACAATAGATCAAACGATCCCAGATGGTTACCACAATGGAAGTGGAATCGTTAAAGGCGATCCTGATTTAATTCCTTCAAATATTAGACAAGGCGTAAATATTTTTGGTGTGACAGGTACATTGGTAGAGGGAAAAAGATGGGCGAGTGGAACAGTTTCTATTACTAATAACAATAGCGTTTCTGTTACAGGATTAGCTTTTAACCCAAAATATGTATTATGTTATATAAGTTCAAAGGGACAAGTTGCTGGAAATTTTAATGGTAATTCGTCACTATTTTCTATTCCTTCAACAAACATGTATCAAGCAGATTCTAGGATTTCTCTTGTAACTGGAGGATTCATTGTTTCTTACTCACAAAACGTTACAATAGATTGGATAGCATTTGAATAGGGGGAGTAACATGATAAAGCAAATAGGGAGAAAAATTTATTACGACAAAACCACAGGTAACGTCATTCTCGACACAGGTGAAAGGATGGGCGCGGTCATCGAAACGACCGTTAACCAAGATTTTGAAACGTATCAAGCGTTAAAAGAGCGTGTTCGCGATACAGTTGGTGTTATTCAGCTCGAATACGGTCAATATGCGCAGGATTTCTCACAATGCAACGGTTACCGCGTAAATCCCGAAACGCTAGAATTAGAGTTTAGTTATCCCGACCCGAACGCAACCGAGCCACAAGAACCTGTTTACGTGAAGCCATTGAGTGAACAGGTGAAAGAACTAGAACAACGCCAACAAATTATCCAACAAGCCTTAGATGACTTACTGTTAGGAGGTATGTAACAATGGCAGCTTATCTTGCTCAGCGTATCATTGACGAAGCGTACACATACGATTACGTGATCCAGCGTCGTCCTGATTTGAAAGAAGGGATTGACGCTTATTTAATTTCAAAGGGAAGAGAGGACTTAATTACACAGTAATTAAAAAACTCTTTCGTATACAAAAAATTCCTCTTATACTAAAATTATTAGATTTAACTTTGTAATAAGGGGAGATAGTTAATGGGGAAGATTAAGTATAATCTTGAGACTAAAGACGATTTTATAGATTATTTAGGTTTAATAATTGAGCAAGTTCAAAAGCAAATGTGGAGATATAGGCGATATTTAAGTGAAGTTGAGGATTTATGTCGTACAAAAATAAAGGAGTATGATTCCGAAATTAATGAAGTTTCCCTTGAAACTATAATAAAAGTACTGAATGACCCGCTTTATATGCAGAATAGAGCAAAAATAAAGCCTATCCCATTTTATAAATACGCTGAGATTCGGGATAAATTGGAATTTGTTAATCTTCGGCTTCTTAACTTAATCGGTGACAAAACAAAGGAGGCTGTTTCATACGCTAAGTTTCGTAAAACAGCAGAAAAATTAGAAGAAAGGCTTTTAAAAGAAGGTAAGGAAAGTATTATACAATTAGATAATCTTAGTACAGATATTCAACAAAAAATAAATGAATGTTATAAAGCTCGAAATTATGTTGCTCACTGGGCTGATACAAAGTTTATTGCACAAAAGGAATATAGAACCAGTCAGTTAAAAGAATTTGAACAGATATTTGAAGTTGATTTTATAAATTCTCATAAGCATATAATTATGGTTAACAGATACGAATATGTTGATATTGAGTGGCTATTTGAATTATATGTTGCTTATAAAAAGAATCAAAAAATTTACAGTAGTATTTTTCAACAAATGAGAAGAGATTATACCAAAATGGTAGGAAAACCAACAGAAATAACACCTATTCAAGGAAAGGTACTCCCTTTTAATTTTTCACTAATTTCACAACAATCAGTGGACATGCAATTTAAAAAGGATAAATAAAGAAAACATTGTTGCTAGTACTATCAAAAGATACTATAAAGAAAGCCAACAAATTCTTTGTTGGCTCTTTTTTACTACGCAGTAGGACGATAATGCGCAACAAGCACACTTTCGTATGAGAGTGTGCTTTTACTTTTGATGAAAGCGAGGAAACCAAATGAAACATAATACAAACACACTATACACAACGGTTACAGGCGGTAGCACATCAGCTATCGCCTATTTAATTGGCGGGGTTGACCATCTTGCGATTGCGCTTGGAATTATGATGGCCGTGGATTATATTTCGGGACTGATGGTCGCTGTTGGTACAAAAGAGGTTTCATCCAAGACGGCTTTTCGAGGATTGATGAAAAAAATGGCCATGATTTTAGCGGTCATTGTAGCAAATCAGCTGGATGCGGTGACGGGTAGCGGTGATTTTATGCGCAACACGATGATTATGTTTCTGATTGGCAATGAAGGCATTAGTTTTATTGAAAACCTCGGTCGTTTGGGTGTATCCATTCCAGGGCAGGTTTCGAAGGTATTTGCGCAGTTAAAAAGTGAAAATCAGAAGGGAGAGGAGAAACAATGAGCACGTGGACGGAAAAATTTATTCGTGTAAACAAATATTCGCGTCCAGGAACGAAACTAAAAGGCGTGAAAAAGCTCGTCCTGCATTGGACAGCCAATCCGGGCGCATCAGCATCCAACCATTTCACGTATTTTGATCGCTCCATTATCCAAGCGCAACGATACGCATCGGCGCACATTTTCGTTGATAAAAATGAAGCGCTCAATATCATTCCGCTTGATGAAGTAGCGTACCATGCGAATGATGGCACGTATCGAGGCGTTCCAGAGTTGAAACCAAACGCGAATTTGTTGTCTATCGGCGTAGAAATGTGTATAGAGAAAGACGGTACATTTCATCCCGACACAGTCGCTCGTACCGAAGATGTGTTTGTAGAGTTGTGTAAAAGATTCAAACTCGACCCGATGAAAGATATTGTACGTCACTATGATGTCACGCGGAAGAACTGCCCTGCACCGTGGGTTAAAAACGGACAAGCATTTGAAGACTTCAAAAAGCGTGTAAAGTTGAAAATGAGCACTGGCGATGTATATGTTGTTCAAAAAGGCGACACGCTTTCTAGCATCGCTAAGAAGTACAATACAACAATAGACGAGTTGCAAAAACTGAACAATATCGCGAATCCGAATTTGATTCGTGTTGGGCAAAGATTGCGTGTGAAATTATAAAATAAAAATCCCCCGCCTTATCTTGTTAAGAAGGCGGGGAATACTATAGATCTTTTGAAATGGCATCTTCTACATATTTTTCAATTAATTCTTGAACGGTACGTTCAATTTGTTTAAAGACAATTTCTCTAATAGTATCCTGCATCTGAAGCGATTCAATTATTTTGATATGTAAAGAAGCTTTATCAACTTCGTTTAGAGAACATATATAGCTACCGATTTTGTTTCGAGAAAAAGTCATGATTTGGTCTAATTTTACATACGAATCATTGTTCAAGTTTGGATAGTCTTTTTTGTAAAGTGGCAAATGATATGATTTTAGTTCTTTCTTATTTCCATCTTTATCATATAAAGATGTTAAAGGAGCTAAAACAACGGTTTGATTAGGCAAAGTATAATCGTGTAATAAAAGAGCCGGATGAAGACCTTTAATCGTGTACTGAGGTTTAGGGTCTTCTTCCGGGAAGTTAAACCATATGATATCACCTTGTCGAAATTCTGAATGACTCAT